TGTCGTTGAACTATCTACCTATGAGATGCCTAAGGCTATAGAAAGAAAAGGAGATAATTGGGTTAGCTGGGGAGAAGACAACAATCACTTTGGTAGACTGATAGACTTAAATTTAGGTAGTCCTACTAACTCAAGATGTATCAAAGGTATATCTGATATGATTTATGGTAGAGGCTTAGAATGTACTGATAGTAAAGAAAAGCCTGTAGATTGGGCAGAGACTCAATTAATATTTAAACCTAAAGACATTAAAAGAATAGTGAGCGATAGGAAGGAGCTAGGAATGGCTGCTATCCAAGTTGTTTACAATAAAACTAAAAAGAGAGTACTAAAAGCATTACACTTTCCAATAGAAACTCTTAGAGCTGAGAAAGCTGTAGATGGAATTATAAAGGCTTGGTACTATCATCCTAATTGGGCTGAGTACAAGAGAGGCGATAAGCCTAAAAGAATACCTGCTTTCGGTCAAGGTGGAAAGAAGGAAACTTCTGAGATATTTGTATCTAAACCTTATCAAAGTGGATTTTGGTATTATACTCCTAGTGACTATCATGGATGTTTACAGTACTGTGATTTAGAGGTAGAGGTATCTAACTACCATATTAACAATATAAAAAATGGTTTACAGCCTAGCTTATTTATTAATTTCAACAATGGTATTCCTCCAGAGGAGACTCAAGAAATAATAGAAAGCAAGATAAACGATAAGTTTGGAGGAACAAACAATGCAGGTAGAACAATCATAGCTTTTAACGAAGACAAAGATAGTTCTGCAACTATAGACCCTATACACTTACCAGATGCTCATGCACAATATCAGTTCTTAGCTGATGAGAGTAGAGAGAAGATAATGTTAGGACATGGAATTGTATCTCCTATTTTATTAGGTATTAAAGACAATACAGGTTTTGGTAATAATGCAGAGGAATTAAGAACTGCATCTATACTTATGGACAACTTTGTTGTTAGACCTTTTCAAAAGGATTTACTAGATGACTTCTGTGAGATATTATCTGTAAATGGAATATACCTAAACTTATACTTTGTTACTTTACAACCTATTGAGTTTACAGAATTAGATAACATATCTACTAAGATTAAGAGAGAAGAAGAAACAGGAGAGAAGTTAAGTTCTCAAGAAGAGCCAACAGACTTTTCTGATGAAGAAGGAGATAATATGTTAGAGCAATTAGAAGGCTTAGGAGAGATTATAAGCGATGATTGGGAGGTTATACATACTGAGAAGTATGCTGAGGAGTTAAGTGAGGTTAAAATGGCTGAAATTAAGTCTAGTAACAAGTCATCTAAAGAAGATAGTGAAATCTATAAAGTTAGATATGCTTACATGCCTGTAAGAAAATCTCCAGACAGTAGAACTTTCTGCAAGAAAATGGAAACGTTTACGGAAAGAAAGATAGTATTTAGAAAGGAAGATATTAATATGATGTCTTTTAGAGGTGTAAATAATGAGTTAGGTCATAACAGACAGAACTATAGTTTACTAAAATTTAAAGGAGGTAAAAACTGCCATCATTTCTGGGAGTTAAGAGTATACAAGTTGAAAGGAGATAAGAGAGTAGACCCTAATTCAGCTTACGAGAAAGGTTTGAAAGAGCCTAAAAATCCAAATGAGATGACTGAAAGAATGATTGATAGACCAGATAGAGGGGCTTATCCAACTAATAAAAAATAAGATATGGCGACTAAAGCATTATTTATAACATTAAATGACTTAAAAAGAAAGTCTATTATATCTGGAAATACAGATGATGATAAGCTAATACAGTTTGTAGAAGTTGCTCAAGATTTGCATATCCAAAACTATTTAGGTGGAAACCTATACGACAAGCTACAGGACTTAATACTAACAGATACACTTGATGATGTTGCTAACGTCAACTACAAGAATTTAATTAATCAGTATGTAAAGCCTATGTTGATTTGGTTTAGCCAAAGTTCTTACTTACCATTTGCTTCTTATAATATTGGTAATGGTGGTATCTATAAGCATATTGGAGATAACAAACAAGCTATAGATAAAGATGAGTTGGTACACTTAATGGGTAAAGTTAATGAGACTGCTGACTTTTATACTAGGAGATTTTTAGATTACATGGATTACAATAACAATCTGTTTCCAGAATATAACACATCTACAAATGAGCAGATGAGTCCAGATACAGATTCTAATTTCTCTGGAGGTATATTTTTAGGATAATATGAAGAAAAAGATTTATAAACCAAAAGACTCCAATGTTAAGAAGATGGAGATATTATTTAAAAAAATAAAAGACAAAGATAATGGCAAACGAAATATACGATAGTTCTTGGTGGGGTAACACAATAGAAACTGCATCTTCTATTGGAACATCAACTGAAATGATACAAGGACAGTTTAATATGAATGACAGACAAGAAGTTGAAGCAGTTAAGTGTTTAGCAGATTCAGTACATACAATAGGAATACAAGACATACAAAACTAAAACAAATGGCAAAACCAAAATTAGCATTAATACCAGCTGCACAAGGAAGTGATTTATACTCCGTACTACCATCAAGTGGTGTAGGAGATTTTGACTTTAGCAGAAGCGGTACAGCAACAAGAATAAACTCACAAGGACTTATAGAAGAAGTAGGCGATGGAGTATCAAGATTAAACTATCCAATGATTGATGGTAAAGTTGTAGGGTGTCCACATCATATTTTAGAGCCAGCGAGGACTAATTTAGTTACTTATTCAGAAGAGTTTAGCAATGCTGCTTGGAGTAAATCAAATTCTTCAATTACAAGTAATTCAGTAATTTCCCCAGATGGAACTTTAAACGCTTCTACACTAACAGACAATACTGTAAATGGAATACATAGGTTAAGGGATTCTATATCTTTAAGTGCATCTACTGATTACTCTTTAAGTGTGTTTGCTAAAAAAGGAACTTTATCTAATATACAACTTGCACTTATTAATACTGGAAATAGTTCTACATCAAGTAGAGTTTTTGATTTAGAAAATGGTGCTTTAGGAGAATCTTTAACTTCTGGTGGTACATTATCTAATTCTAAAATTACAGATTATGGTAATGGTTGGTTTAAATGCGAAATTACATCACAACTTAACTCAACACCTAACACTTATCAAATAACACTTGCTACTAAAAGCAGTGGAAATGCAACAAATTCATTTCAAGTTACTTATGATGGTGATGGTAGTGGTAATGTTTATTTATACGGAGCTCAATTAGAAGAAGGCTCACATCCAACAAGCTATATCCCAACCAACGGAGAATCTGGTTTAGTAACTCGTTCAGCTGAAACTGCTAATGGTTCTGGAGATGCAGCTACGTTTAATGATTCAGAAGGTGTTTTGATGGTAGAGATAAGTTCGTTTGAAGAAATACCTACAACAAGTGAACATATTGTATTAAGAAATTCGGCTTCAACTAATTTTAGTGACTCTATACTGATTCAACATAGAAACGATGGTAATCTAAGGATTTACGCCGATGGCTTTGCTACTGGAAACATACAATTTATTGTTACTGATATTAATTGGTTAGAAAACAATAAAATAGCAATACAGTATGATTCTATTAGTTCTAATTACAAATTATTTTTAAATGGTATTGCAAAAGCACGATATTCAAATGCCACAAATCAATCGGTGGTTGGATTAAATGATATTAGTTTTTATTGGGGTTCTGTAAATAACCCTTTCTACGGAAACACTAAACAACTACAATACTTTGAAACAGCATTAACAGATAGCGAACTAGAACAAATAACGTCTTGGACATCTTTTACAGATATGGCACAAGGACAACAATATTCAATAAAATAAATATGGCAAATACTTTAAAATTTGGTAACGGAAATTGGGCAACAAAAAAAGGCTCAACTCTTGCGTATAATGATGAGAATGGAAACTTCAAACCTTTACCATTTGATTTTAGTAGAGGAAGTACTCCAACTGGAAGTAAAGCTACTACAATAAATAAAGATGGTTTAATTGAAGAAGTAGGTAATAATATACCAAGAATAGATTATAAAGATAATAGTGAAGGCGCTTTATTGTTAGAGCCGAGTAGGACTAATTTAATTACTTATAGTGAGGATTTTAACAATACTTATTGGACTAAAAGTGGTTCTAGTGCAAAAAGTGAGTTTGCTTCGCCAAGTGGAGATTTAAGTGCTTTCAAGTTGGTTGAAAATATAGACACTGTCGAGCATTATATTAAAAGAAGTATAGCTAATCCAATAGGTTTTTATACTTGGAGCTTGTTTGTTAAAGCTGGAGGAAGAAAATATATAGTTTTTAGAACAAATGCAGATGGAGGTGCCTATAAGAATGCTTGTTTTGATGTAGAGTCTGGAACTATCGTATATGACGGATTACATCAATCAAAGGCAGAAATACAATCATTTAATAATGGTTGGTTTAGAGTTAGTGCTTATGTAAAGGAAACTTCTGGTACAACAAGAAATTATCAAATACACATAAGCGATTCTCCAATAACAGATAATGGGGCTATATCATATACTGGAAATGGAGTAAGTGGCGTTTACATTTACGGAGCACAATTAGAAACAGGCAGTTACGCTACATCGTATATTCCTACATCTGGAAGTGCAGTAACGAGGTTGGTTGATGTTTGTAGTCAAACTGTACCAGATGGTGTTATAGGGCAAACAGAGGGAACTATGTTTGTTGATTGCAAAATTAATGCGCAAGGAACTTATACTGGTTTTTCTTTAAGTGATGGAACTACAAGTAATGAAGTTATAGTTAGGTTTACTACAACAGACAGAATAGAGTATTATTTAAGAAGTGGTGGCTCACAACCTTTTGGAGGAGGAACTACTGCTTTTGATACCGATTCAAGAGTTAAAGTTGCTATTGCTTACAAAAGTGGAGATTCAGTATTTTATGTAAACGGAACAGAGGTAGCGTCAAGCACAAATACAACAATTCCATTAAATTTAAGTAAAGTTAAGTTTTCAAGAGGGAATAGTACCGCTGATTTTAGCGGAATTACTAAAAATTTTAAAGTTTACAACACAAGATTATCAAATAGCGAATTAGCAGCATTAACACAAGTGTAACAATTACACCTATGATAAGAAAAAGAGTAAATCTTTACATAAGGAAAGAAATAAGATAAGAAAATTAAAAAAACTATACAGATAATATAATAACTAATAGTTATAACCAAAAGTTAAAATAAATAAGTAATGAGAATAGCAAAATACGAATTTGATTCAAGAGAACAAGCACAAAGTAAAATTGATGCTCTTGGAACTGCAACCGATGAAGATGGAAACGAATATCCAACTCACAAAAGTACTATTGTACAACTAGGAAATATTGTTCTTGAACAAGGGGAATATGACGAAGAAGGAGAAGAAGTAACTGCTCCAGTATTATCAGAAGGTTGGCATATTGACGTATGTTGGAACGATGCAGATATTACTACAATAGAAGAAGAAGCAGTTTTAGATGAAGATGGTATGGTAGTAACTCCAGCAGTAACATCGGTTGACCATCCTTATGGTTGGAAATCTTACGCAATAGACATTGAAGGTAATGGTGTACATTCTTTCTATGGTCTAGACTACGATTCACATAAAATGTAATTAAAGTGGATATGCAAGATATTAAATTGGGTGCTTTAAACTTTATAACCTTTATGGTTAGTTTTTCTGATATAGAACAATGGTTGAAATTAACCTTACTTTTAGTATCTATTGTCTATACAGTCATGAAAATTTACAATCTGTCTAAAAAGAACGATGACAAAATACTTTAAAGAAGTAGAATATAAAATGGATGCAGACTTTCTTGCTAAACTAGACAAGGCAAGAGAGTTTGCTAAAGTACCATTTGTAATTAATTCTGCTTATAGAAGTCCAGAGCATCCAGAGTCTATAAAAAATCCTACATCAAGCCATATTAAAGGTCTAGCAGTAGACATAAGAACAACTGATAGTAGAACTAGATACAAAGTTTTAAATGCTCTTATACACGTTGGTTTTAATCGTATAGGTATTGCAGATACATTTATACACGTTGATGATGATAAAGACAAATCTCAACAAGTAATTTGGACATACTAATTGGCTTACTACATTTAACAATGTTTCTTTGTGGTTGTTTAATAAGACTTGATACAATAAAATACCCTAAACTGCTAATTACACTTAATCTAATACTAATAATAATTCTTTTACTATGGCTAACAATAAGTTAAAAAACAATGGCAAAGGTACTTTCTTTGGCAATTTATTAAGAAGTCTTGTAAGTACTGGTAAAAAAGTATCTCCAATATTTGATGCAATTACTGGTGGTAAAGTGTCTGATATATTAAAATCTATTGGTAGCAGTAAAGAACTAACAGAAGCAGAAAAGGAAATGTTAGTTAAAGAACTAGAACAAGACGTTATAGAGATGCAAGAGATAACTAAACGTTGGCAATCTGATATGCTATCTGATAGTTGGTTAAGTAAAAATATAAGACCTTTAAGCCTAGCTTTTCTTACATTGACACTATTTATCTACATTATACTAGATAGTGCCTTAGAGGGCTTTAAAATAGATTCTGAGTGGGTATCACTACTTGGTAATCTACTTATGTTAGTTTATGGTGGATATTTTGGTGCTAGAACTCTAGAGAAAATACGTCACAAGTAAAAGACTAAAAACAAGATATTCATCTACGAATATTTATTCCCTAAAATTAGAACATAGTTATCCTGTATTGGTATAACTATAATGTTTTCTTTACATACTTAAATCTTAATACTTAAAGATAATATCTTTATCTTCGCCTTTTGGGAGGCTACGATAAGATATATTTAAAAGGAGGAGTATTTCATTTTATGAAGACGAAGTTATATTAAAAAAATTAGAAAGTCAATACCTATCTGTTAACAGCAATTAACAATTATGTTATTTATTTATGATATATTTGATATAGATAAAGCGTAACTTATGGATAATGAGAGAGATACAGAAGGTTTAACACATTTAAGATGGTCTATGTTTGATTCTCCAGATTCTGAAGGTTCTGGTTATTTATTTATGGAAAGAGAACCTGTGTACATTTTAGACGTTGTTTGTAAGATGTACAGAATAAGACCAGATATTATACTAGGGTATACTTCAAAACCTGTAGCTGATAAAATGTTCCTTCCTTCTAAGAATGCACATAGGGTTGGTTTAGGAATAAGGATTAGAGTCTTATCTACAAAGAAGAGAATGAGACTTATTAAAGGACTTATAGAGTGTGGTATAGAAAGAATAGCTGTTAGCGAAGATACCTTATACTTTGACACGGATAGTTTACAACCTGCTTACTTTGCTATTTGGTAAAAATACATTACTTATTTTTTGGTAATTTAAATTATGTTTATTAGATTTGTTAAAAATATAAACAGGTATGATTACATTACGAAGATTTAACGAAGTTAAGAATTGGATTTATAAAGCACCAGATGATGATGGTAACCTACATGACTACTCTTGCTTCTATACACATAAAGAAGACGCAGAGTATTGGTACTACAACAGGTATCTAAGAAAGATGCCAGATACAATGAAAAGAAATTTAATACTAATAGATTTAAGAAATGGGTAAGACTAAAGAATTATTTAAAGAAGAAAGAGAAAGAACAAACTACTTTACTTATGGAGACTATAGGTTCTGGGAAGAAAAGGTAAATCCAATAACAGGTTGGGTAGAAGAAAGAAGAATACAAAAAAGAACTTAACATGGACTACTCAAAATCAATAGAAGAAATACGGAACAAAACTATAAACTTATTACTAGAGTTTACAGATAACAAGAATGTAAGTAATTACCTAAGAGATGTAGATAGAGAGTTAGAAAGATTAGATTCAGCTCTAAGCAGAGAGCCTAAAGTAGGTTGGGTAGCTATAGATGATATGATGTGGGATATGTTAAAGGAAGATACTAACCTTACAAGGGTATGTGTAGAATTTAAAGTTAGGGAAGAGAAAGACTATTTACATGTTAATAAGAGAAATATTAATATAAATTTGGTGGATTAAAATATTAATTGTAGATTGCACCATAAAACAATTATAATGAGCGATACAATAGATTACTTAAATCAAAGAATAAAAGCTTTAGAAGCTTTAGTAGGAAGGTTGTCAATAGAAAAAGACCAACTTAAAGAATTAGTTATAGAACTGTGTGAGTCAGATGAACTTCCAGAGGGTTATAAAGAAATAATATTAAGGTCGTTATGATACTAGTATTATTAACATTACTATTACTTATTGCATCAGTAGTGCATTTGATAGTTGTAATTAAAAAGACCAAGTCTGAATTAAGATATTGGATTAGAAAGTATTTAGAAATTAGTAAATTAAACAATAATAAAGATGAGTAAAAAAGATTTAGATTTTAACGACAAGTTAATCGCAATTCAAAAAGAATTGAAAGCACCAAAGAACCAAAGGAATAATTTTGGTAAGTACAACTACAGAAGCTGTGAAGACATACTAGAGGCAGTTAAGCCACTACTTAGTAAGTATGCTTTAGCACTAACTATCTCTGATGAGATAAAAGAACTAGGAGGAGTATTGTTTGCAGAAGCAACAGTTACATTAGGAGACATGGACGCAAAGGTTAGTGTACAGGCACAGGCAGGTATAGACCCTAATAGAAAGGGTATGGACATAGCACAGTCATTTGGTAGTAGTTCATCTTATGCAAGAAAGTATGCGTTAAATGGAATGTTCTTAATAGACGATACTAAAGATGCTGATGCTACAAATACACATGGAAAAGGTGCTAAGTCAGCAGAACCAACTAAATGGTTGAACGAAGGTACACCAGAGTTTCCTAAAGCACAAAAGTGGTTAAGGGATGGTGGAGATATAGATACTCTTAGAACCAAGTATAAGATTAGTAAGAAAGTCGCAGAGGCTTTATTAAAATAAATATCCGATGTGTCTACGGATTCTTTTAGACACAAATTTAAACAATTATAATATGAGTGCATTAATTAATGTTAGTATCAACTTAGACAAGTTGCCTAAACAAAAAATCGTAAAAGGTAAAGCAGGTAATTATTACAACTTTACACTATCGGTAAATGACGATACCAATCAGTATGGTCAGAACGTTTCAGTATTTGATTCTCAAACTAAAGAAGAGAGAGAAGCTAAGAAAGCTAAAGACTATTTAGGTAATGGTCAAGTTGTATGGACAGATGGAAATTGTACTAAAGCAGTTTTCCAATCCAAGGAGAACAATGTTAAATCAACACAGACAACTGTATCAAACGATTTGCCATTTTAATTTATTGGGGAGGTGTAAAAGCTTCCCCTTTTTTATTACAATACTATGGAAGCATTTGACGAAGAATTAAATAACTACTATGAGTCTTTAGAAGACAATAGTGAATGTATGGAATGCGGTATAGAGATACAGCTTGGTAAACAATATTGTTGCTTTAGCTGTCTAGACGCATCAAACAGATAAACAAACAAATCAATATGAGTATAGAAGAAAAAGAAGAACAAAGAATGTTAATGGCTCTACTAGAGGAAGATGCTTATGTAGACATATCTGAAGAGATAAAAGAACCTCCAATAGCTATATCCTGTGGAGAAGCTAACCTAACTACTTTAAAGGGAGATAAAACCTATACAATACCTTTAGCCACTTATGGCAACTTTAGCTTTATACAAGCACCTCCTAAAAGTATGAAGACCTACTTTGTAAGTTTACTAGTAAGTACATACCTAAAAGGTAGTAACAAGTTTAGTGGACACATAAAAGGATTAAGGGACAAGAGAAGGGTTATACACTTTGATACAGAGCAAGGCAGGTATCATGCACAAAAGGTGTTTAGAAGACCTGTAGATATGAATGCAGGAGATATTGATGATGACTATCATACTTACGCTTTAAGAAAGATGTCTTATACAGAAAGGATAAATTTTATAGAGTATATTTTGTATGATAAGTTAGAAGGTAAAAATATTGGATTAGTCGTTGTAGATGGTATTGCTGATTTAGTTTCGGATGTAAATAATATAACAGAGTCTTCTGAGATAGTACAGAGAGTTATGAAATGGACTGCTGAGCTTAATTGTCATATTATTACAGTTATACATAGCAACTTTGGAAGTTCTAAACCCACAGGACATTTAGGTAGCTTCCTCGAAAAAAAGACGGAGAGTCAGATACAACTAGAGAAAAACACGCAGAACAAAGGATGGGTTACTGTTAGCTGTAAAAGAAGTAGAAGCTTTTCCTTTGATGACTTTAGTTTTAAGGTTAACGAGGCAGGTTTACCAGAGGTAGTAAATACTGAATATCTAGATTCTTTATTATCATGAGCGAACTAAAACTTATAGTACCTATGTATGTAGTAGTACCTAGAAAGACAAAGAAGAATTTAAACGTTTGGCTTAATATGAATAAGTTTATTCACTTGCATTATATTGTTAAAGGCGATGCTAAAAAAGTATTCTTTGAGGTTATGAGAGACCAGTTAGAAGGCGTTAATATAGATACACCTGTTAATATAACTTACCAATTATTTAGCCCAGATAAAAGGAGAAGAGATAAAATGAATGCAATAGCTGTTGTATCTAAATTTCTATTGGATGCCATAACACACTATGGTTGCTGGGAAGATGACAATGATGACTTTGTTAAGACAGAGACATTACTACCTACAGAATACGACAAAGGTAATGGTAGAATAGAAGTTGTAATTGTTAATAACTTTTAATTATTATATTTTTATTTTGTCATATATTTATGTATGACTAAGAATGAGTTATTAGCAGAACTTTATAAGAGCCACAAAAAGTGGGTTGGACTGGCTGTTAAGTTTGTAGGCTCTAATATGTTTGCTGAAGATTTAGTGCAAGAAGCATATTTAAAAATACACAGGTCTTTAAAAGACGTTAATAAGATTTTAAACGAAGATAACGGAATACGATTCGGTTACTTCTACAGTACTTTGTTTAGTGTTTGTATTGATTATAAGAGGGTAAAAAGTAAGCAGCCTCTCGTTGAGTATGATGAGGTTGTTTACTCTTACCAAGTTTTAGAAGCTTTTGACATTAAAGAAAATTATGCCTTCCAGAACTTAATGGATAGTATCGACAAAGAGATAAAGCAATGGCATAGATACGATATAATGTTTACGGACATTTACTACAAGACAGATATATCTCTAAGAGGTTTAGAGAAAGAAAGCAAGTTTATAGATGAGGACGGTAATCAGTACAAAGGCATAAGCCTAACTTCACTATACAACACATCTAAGAACTGCAAGAGAAGACTAAGAGAAAAGTTTGATGAAGATGCTCAAGATTACTTTAACGGAGACTACGACAAATTATTATAAACATGGAAGAATTTAAAGGAGATAAAAGAACTAAAGCTTACAAGGAATGGAAAGCTAAGTTTGACAAAGACAATGAGAATAAGTCTAAAGGACTTGGAGATACTGTAGCCAAGATAACAAAAGCTACAGGTATTAAGAAGGTTGTTAAGTTTATTGCTGGAGAAGACTGTGGTTGTGATGAGAGACAGGAGAAGCTAAATAAAGTATTTAAGTATAGGAATGTAAAATGTTTAACTGAAGATGAGTTTAACACTTTAGCTAAGTACTTTGACACTAATCAAACGATATACAATAAACACGCACAGAAAGAGTTACTACCTATAGCACAAAGAATATTTAGTATAAGGATAACAGGATGTACCTCTTGTGCATTTAAAGGAAAGGTTCTTAATCCATTGAAATCAGTTTACTCTACATACAAATAGATATGAGTTTTTTAAGAGGTAATATAGGAGAGAGTTTATGGCTTAACGAATTGTCTAAGACACATACAGACATAGAGAAAGCACCAAATAAAAAGTTTTACGATTGGGATATAAAAGCTAACTACAAAGGTAGCGAGGTTACTTACGAAGTTAAGTATGACTCTAAAGGTTACTACTATGCTGATAGATACTCAAGACCTGTAAACTTATACATAGAGTTCCAGAATACGAAGAAGGGAGAAGATAGTGGTATCATTGCATCAAAGGCAACATACTACGTTTACATACTAAAGAGTCTAGAAGGTGTAGAGACTGCTTATGTATTTAAAAGGCTGGACTTACTTAATCATCTGAGAAACAATGATGTTAAGGTTAAAGGCAATAGCTTTGGAGGAGATAATAATGCTAAAGGATGGACACCTCCACTAAACTCACTAGAACATTTAATTGTAAAAAAGATAAAGTTTATTTGATTTAACAAATAATATTACTATATTGCAGTTCATTTAAAATACAACATTATGAAAAATATAAAACTGCTAAACGGAGATGAGTTTAAAGTCTCTGACATTATACCTAAGATGTATGATGATTCTTTTTACTATGGCTACTTAGGTCAACACGCATTATCATCTTCTTCCTGCAAGAAATTAATAGAGTCCCCTAAAGCATACGCAACATCACTTACTGAAGGTTCGCCAGATAGTCAAGCACTTAGAGATGGTAGACTAACACACTTATGTGTACTAGAGCCACATAGACTTGATGAGTTTACATTTGTAGACGGAACTAAAGCTAGTAAGAGTTTTAAATTAGCTGCTGAAGAGTTAGGTAAGGATTTAGTATACACTAACCTAGAACTAAACAAAGCACAGAAGATAGCTAAAGCTGTATTAGCTAATGAAGAAGCTGCTGCTTTACTAAATGGATGTGAGTTTGAGATACCTGCAATAGGAGAGTTTATGGGATTACCATTTAGAGGTAAGGCAGATGCAAAGAAAGGCACAACTATCATAGACTTAAAGACTACAGCCAACATACAAGATTTTGAGTACTCAGCTAAGAAATATAGTTATGACTTACAGGCTGCTTTGTATCTAGACTTGTTTGATGCAGATGACTTTATATTTCTAGTAGTAGACAAGAGAACGTTAGATGTTGGAGTCTATACTATTACAGCAGGATTTATAGATAGTGGACTACAGAAGCTACAGGTGGCAACAGATGCTTACAAGAATTATATTATGAGTGACTACGATTTAGAACAGTATACATTTTACGGAGAATTGTAGTATGCCATTTAACAAGGATGTGTCCGACCACTTCTATGAGCTAGGTCTTGACTTACTATTTATAGGCTACACTAGAGCAGACCTAAGACTTTGGATTAAGAAAGCAGAAGAAGATGAGTCTTATGAAGAGTGTGACGGATTACTTAGAGCGTTAAACTTTAAAGGTAGCATGGAGGAAATGGGATATAACTATGGCGAAGAAGAAGAAGACTTCATTTAACTATTACAAAACAAACAACGAGGCTCAGAGTCATTGCTTTAAAAAAGGGTATGTAATATATCCAGAGGCATTTGAAGGTAGCTGGAGGGTATCAATAGAGCTAGGACATAGGAAGCATACATATCCAGAGGTATTGTCGCTTACAGAGGCTTATATTAAAATATGGAAAGAATACGAAAAAATACAAAACAGAGATAACAATGGGAAAACTTAGAACATACAACGTAGAAGCAGCTAAACAATTAGCTGATAAATTTGTACAAATAACAGGATTAGATTTAACAAGCACATCAAGATATGAAGAACAAGCATACTTTAGAGCATTGTTCTATAAAGTAATGTGTGATATAAACGGAATGAATGACAGAATGATTTCTGAATGGTTTGGAGATATAGGGGTAAAAAGAAACAGGTCAACTATATTTCACGCATTAAGAAAGATAGACATCTACTACGAAAGCTTTGTTAGGTTTAGGAATGTTTATGACTTGTTCTTTGACGATAAGAAGAAGGAAAGAGAAAGAATAGAAAGTAAGAAGTCTGAAAGAGTTAGAAGAATAAACGAAAGAATAGATAGAAAGCTTGATGCATCGGCAAGAAACAAGATACATGATTTAGCAGATGTTATTCCAGAAGATAGGGTAGATGAGATGTATGAGATGATGACGTTAAGGATGAAGTCTTGGGCTTGGAAATCAAAAGATAAGTGTGAGGTAATACAGAGTAGTACATCAATGGATGGAATGTGCTGGTAAACAAAACCTAAACATATCGTTATAGTATTAAGATTAAACTTATGGCTAAATCAAATGAGATTAAACCTACTGATGGTAGGAAGTATAACAAAAGGAAGAAAGGTCAGTTAGATGTTGTTAAACCTACTACAGCAGCTATAAACAAAGCTAAGAGGGAAAGGATGAAGGAGTTCGGAGTCAAAGCCATTAAAAAGGTGTTTGGTTCTGAACAAGACTTCTGGATGAGTCTAGCAGAAGAGGCTAAGAAAAATCATAACGATAGAAAACTATTACTAGAGTATGTCTATGGTAAACCTAAAGATGGGTTTGGTAATGCTACACAGAAATCTGCAACACCTGTTATAAATTTCTATGGACACCAACCTCCTGCACCAGAAGACATTATAGATGTAACACCAGAAGATGAAGAATAGCATAAACTTACATGATAAGTACATCCCTTTATTCCAAAGCAAGACAAGATACAATGTTATTACAGGAGGTAGGGGTAGTGGTAAGTCTTTTGGCATAAACGTATTCCTACTAAACCTTACATACGAAAGTGGACACAAGATATTGTTTACTCGTTATACAATGGCATCAGCCAATACATCTATTATACCAGAATTTGTAGAGAAGATTGATATGATGGGAGTAAATGCTCACTTTAGGATAACTAAGGATGAGATAACTAACCTGCAGACAGGTTCTTCCATTATATTTAAGGGTATAAGGACATCTAGTGGTAATCAGACAGCTGCATTAAAGTCTTTGAACGGAATTACAACGTTTGTAGTGGATGAAGCAGAGGAACTTGATGATGAAGGTACATTTGACAAGATAGACTTCTCTATAAGGTCTCAAAACAAGCAAAACAGGGTTATTTTGATACTAAACCCAACTACAAAGGAGCATTGGATATACCAGAGGTTCTTTTTAGGTAATATTGTTGATGCAGGTCATAACGGAACTAAAGGAGACACAACTTACATCCATACAACGTATAAAGACAACAAAGATAACCTATCGGACTCATTTCTTAGCAGAGTATTGGAGATGAAAGCTAGAAGACCAGATAAATACCAGCACCAGATACTAGGAGGATGGTTAGCTAAGGCAGAAGGAACAATTATAAGAAATTGGAAGGTTGGAGACTACATACAGACAGAAAAGACTATTTATGGACAGGATTTTGGGTTCTCTGAAGACCCTACAACACTTGTAAAGATTTCTGTAGATGATTTTAACAATAGAGTCTATGTAAAGGAAATTTATGGTAAAACAGGGCTTTCTACGTCTGATATAGCAAATATGAATAGAGCTGAGTGTGGCTTAGACTTGATAGTTTGCGACTCATCAGAGCCTAGACTTATAAAAGAACTAAAGAAGAAAGGATTGAACATACAACCTGCTGTAAAGAAGAGTGGTAGTATACTATCTGGTATAGCACTTATGCAGGACTATGAAATAATAGTAGACCCAAGAAGTAAAGGTGTTGTAAGAGAGTTTAATAACTATGTATGGCATGAGAAAGGTGTAAGACCAATCGATAAGTTTAATCACTTTTGCGATGCTATCAGATATGCCTTGATGAGATTAGCTACAAGTAAGAACAAAGGTATCTATACAATAAGATAGAGCGTTTAATATAAAGGGGTGCGTTTAATATGAAGGGGTAACAATTAATTTTGTTGCTCCTTTTTCTGTTTAATATGAGGGGCTTTGTTTAATATGAGGGGCTTAAATTAATTAATAGTGAATTTATTTTGTCATGTAAAAATATTTTTGTAGATGCGTACATGCGTTCACTAGTTAATTTATGTTACAAATCTAGAATAGTATTAAAAGGTATCAAATCATAAAAAAAGTTAAATTGCAAAGTTTTTTATATTTTTTGTTGTGTAATTAAAAAAAAGAGTTACATTTGCTTCAGAAACAAATAATAATAACTTAAAACAATAATATGACAGAACAAATTAAAGTAAACCTACAAAGCGAAAACGGAATATATTTAGTGTATAAATTGCACCATACAGTTAATGGCTATACAAATATTTATTTGATTGATGCAAAAATATGCGGTGTAAATGATTGTAATGAAAACGCCTTGTATATTTCAGCTATTGGATGCAGTGCATTAACTAACAACAAAGAAACTTTAATGCATGAATTTGCAATCGAATTATTAGAAAACTATCTACAAAAATAAAAACAATATAAATAACTAAAGATATGAATAAAGATTTAGAAAGTAAGATAAATAACTATGCTAATTGGCTGTTAACTGAATGTAGCTCACCCATTGACGAGATTGAATACCTAGTTAAGTCCATAATAGATGACAAGAACAACAAAGCCGATATATTAGAGGTGTTGCAAATAATTAATAATAACAATTAAAAATAATTAAGATGAGACAAATAACAATAGAAAGTATAAATGCGTTTAATTGGGGCTTTACCTTTAACAAATCAAATATGGCAGTTAAAGTATTTAACGATGTTGTAAAGTTGCAGTATCATGGTAATACTATTGCAATAAAAAACCGAATTACTAATAAAATAAGTATAACAAATTGCGGTTGGTTTAGTAATACTACAAAAGAAAGGTTAAATGGTTTAAAGGGCGTTAACATAAAACAAAAGAACTTTATTTGGTATCTTAATGGTAATGAGTGGGGTGGAGAATTAACAGAAATAAACTAAAATTAAATAACATGAAAATAAACATTTTAAAAGCAGTACAAATTTACACTACTAAAAAAGAATTTATAGTGTATACATTAAAAGATAATAGTATTAAAAATATGATACTTACAAACGATTTAACAAGGCATCGTAAAAAGTTCGGTTTAGATAGTAAATTTTTATTGACTGATACACTAAAAAAACAATTAAGAATAATTAATATAACTTTATAAGATATGAAAAACACATACATACACGAAACACATACAATATGGGCAGATAACGGAGAGGTATATTTGCAAACAGATACAGATACAATAGTATTTAACGCTCGTAATTTACTACTAGATTTAGACTCTATGCTTTATTTAGCCATTAAAGAGGTAAACAAAGAAAACAAAGATTTAAAAGATAGATTAAAAGAAACAATTAAAACACTAACATTTTAAAATAAATTAAGCCACTTTAAAGAGTGGCTTTTTTATTTCTGTTTAACAAGAGGGGCTTTGTTTAATATGAGGGGGTCTTTTTACTATTTAGAACAATTCTAGATAGCTTATTTAGAATAAATATAAATAACAAAATAATTTGGTAGATTGAAATATTTTTTGTTGTCATGTGTACATGTACTTTTATACCTTACAAAGCTATATTTTTGAAAATACCTCAAGCGCAAAAAAAAAGCTATTTTTGTAATATTTTTACTTTTTTTTGTTGTTTATTAAAAAAACTTTTGTAGATTTGTTGAAATATTAATTATAAAAAATAAAAACATCATGCAAAAATTTAAACAATTATTGAAGAAAGCAAATGAAATTTTAAAAGAGTGCGCAAAAGGTGCGAGTTATGCTATTAGAAATTAATAAAACTTTATAAAATGAATATTGAAACAAAAACAGAAATTCAAGTATTAAATGAAAAATTTACAATTTTACACGGCAAATTATTAGAAAATAAACTTTATAATTTAGCCAATGAACTTAGTAAAGTATACCATGAAGCCAGAACTCAAAGTTATTTTGACGGTATCGAATTCATAAAAAAAATTAATAATTTATAAAACTTAAAAACATGAAAAGCAAATATCTATTTTTAGCAAGCAAGCAAGCGCAAAAAATACCTTTTAGTAAAAAACTTAATCAATTTATAAAAGTTTGGTATAAAGCGCACAAAGATACTTTTATTTTTACCGACGTTGACACTTTTGATAGTAATGATATTGTAGGTACTTTTGAAATGAATAAACAAATCTATAAAGATACCGGTAAAATTTACGTTTGGAAAGGTGAAAGTAAAAATACAATTTTTGGCAAAGAAAAAATCAACCATTATTTTAGGGCTTGGCATGACTATACACATATCAACTACAATTTAGGCTATTGCATAACTGAAGAGTCTATAGTATGCAATATACAAAGGGACGAATTGCCGCAAAATTGGTATTTTGAAAAGGAACTAATTAACGCCGAAATTATAGGTCAAGCGCATTATTTTTATGCAAACAATATCTTTGTAAAAAATCAAAGATTGTTTACATCAAATTATTTAAACAATAGTATTAATTCATTAAAAAAGCAATAACATGAATACTTATAAAATTAATTTAACACTACTTTTAAAATTAAGTAAAACAAAAAAATGTTTTCTTTGTTTTAATGTAGAAAATAATAATATCAAAGAATATATTTTTACCAATGATTTGACACGTTACAGGCTAAAATATCAAACGTTTAAATTAGTAGAAATTATTAAACCAAACTTAAAAAATTTAACTATTCAATTATAAAAACATGGAAACAATAACAGAAAAACTTGACTATATTAATAAAGAAATAAAAAATACAAATGTTAATTTGATAGGTAATTTTAATACACATTTGAAAAACGCTAAGGAAATAAAAATAAAGTATTACTATTCAAGTAGATTAAAACTTAAAAATATAGACTCTAAAATAATTTTAAAGCATAACTTTCAAAAGGAAATAATAAGTTTGGCCGAACTACTTGAAAAAAAAGTAGTAATTAATAAGATAATTAATACTAAAAATATCAGACTAGAACGCCACAAATATGCACCAGAACTAAACAAAGTTAAAATTAATAAAACTATATTTAAAACGCCTCATGTAGTAGCTATAGACGATATAGTTTCTACCATGCAAAAAATACAAAATTGCAATGCTATAAATTTGCGCACTTTTTTAACTAAAAAAAGCATATCATATTTAAATAACATTTCAATACTGAAATAAAAATATTTACATATCAATATAAATTAAGCTACTTTTTTAGTAGCTTTTTTTTATGCAATAATTTTTTAACTTATTGGGGTTCAAATATGATAGGATAATGTAGGGTAAACAAGCCAAATTAAGACATCTAAGCCACTTTTATACACAAACAATACAAATACACTAGCAATTTATTGGAGTAGCTTAAAATAGACGTAATATGGGTTATTCTGGATGTAAGTTACCCAATGTTATGAATTCAACCAAATATCTTTTCAATAAAAACTGGATATTCGAATCTGAAAAAATAGAAAAAAGTAGTTTACTATAGGGCTGATTTTGCATTTTGTAAAGTACTGATTTACAACACTTGTCAAAAAAAAGTTGTCGCTACTTTTACAAAACATGCGACACTTTTCATTTTCTATGTCTTTCTACTGTTCTTATAGTTACTCCTAATATGTCTGATATATCTTTATTGTTTATATCTGGCTTTAGGTTTAGTATTTCTTGTATCTTTTGTTTAGTCTTTATGTTAGCTACTCTACTTATCTCTTTTATACGAATATCTATCTCTAGACTTCTTCTCATATCTTCTAGATACTTTGAATATCTGTTCTTATATTCTTTGTTCCATTTATAGATACTTACATGAATCCAAGACATAGGTTTGTTATAGTTAGTAAAGTTTCTCACATAGTGTCTATTCCAATTACCATCTAATTTAGACATCCATACAAACTCATAACCATCGTATATTACTTTATGGTTAGTTATGTCTTTTAGTTGTTTAAGGTGGTTATCTGACCAGCTTGTCTTATACATCTATAGAAAACTTATTTAGATTTGATATTTTTAAATTGTAGCAATCTGACTTAAATTTCCATATTCCATTTCCATTAGGGTCTATTTGACCTTTATAATTAAATACTGAATTACTATAAAAATTAATTGGCTCTATGTAACCATAAAAACAATATGATTCTAAGTTGTCGGATATACCTATAAAAAAATAGTAATCACACTTCTGAGTAGTATTGAAGTCAGATATGTTTAGATTCCAATCATATTTTGGTGTAAATTTTGATGTAAATTTCTTACTCTTAACATCAACCTTGTAATTAGATATAATCAAATCGTAATCATAAGTAGATTTAAAGCTTACAATAGAGCCATTCTTTGTAAAATAATCATAAACAACTATTTCGCCTAAAGCACCATAAATATTACTCTTACCTTTCGTTATAGAGCCTTTTAGATTACTAAATGTATAAAGTTCTTTAGCTCTCTCTATTTGATTAGTAGTAGTTTTTAATAAATTAATCATACATCTATAGTTATTGTTTCTGTATCATTCTCCGAGTCTCTTATGAGTTTAAGAATGGAATTGTACCCTTCTATCTCGGAGATATAATTGTTCTTTATGCATCCTATTATGTGCATTAATCTAAGCTTGTACTTATCAGACATTATAGTCCTGTAGTTATACCATTATCTATAACTTGTATGATGTGTCTGAAGGTACTTCTTTCTTGTTCTCCTGTTACATCTACTCCATTGATGAAGAATCTGTAATGGTCTTTCTTGTCTGTCGGTCTTAGTTCAAAGTTATTCATAATTATCTTTCTTCGTTAAAGGTTAAAAATTCTTCTATAATTTGTTCTGGATTAACAGAACTACTTGATTTCAGTTTAGATTTAAACATCATAGCGTCTATAGATGTGCAAAATTGAAAAAACTTTATTTGATTTCTTCTGTTAAATATAAATTCATAATCATACTCCATCTGCTAATATTTTTGATTTATTATTTCCATTACACTTCAATTCATATATTCTTTTATCTACCTGTTTTTTAAAGCAAAGCTGTGTCCAAAAATACGAACTATGTTTAATAGACTCTTTAATCTCTTTATTTTTAATTTGCAAATAATAAGCAATAGCTCTTAACTCTTTTATGTCTTCTAAATTTCTAATATAATTAGAATCTATATTAAGAGCATTGTTATAAAATACAGCAGTTGATAAATTGCTCCTTTCCCAATAATGCTTTTGGCTTTTTAAGTAACTTTTACTGTTCATCCTCTTTTGGTATTAAGGTTTCTAATTGTTTTTCTATCCCTTCTACTTTTCGGTTAAGTTTGTTAGTGGCAACGTATATTGACGTTATAGCACTTTCTATAATCTTAAACCTCTCTTTAGTTGTATGTTTCTTCTTTAAACTCATAATTAATCTACTAATTTTAATACGATGCCATAAATTAGCATAGCTAGTGTTATTGAAAACGCTAGAAATAGTATTATTCCTTCTAGCACATTTGATTTCTTTTTCATAGGTCTTTGTATTTGTCTTTTAATGATACATAGTGATAATCAGACTTACTTAGTTTTAGGTCTATTAAGTCATCCATTGCTTCCTGTCTT